TTTTCTCTCATGTCTTTCATGCTATTTGGATTAGCACCTGCAATGATTCCTGCGCCTAACACACCATCTGCTCTTGTTACAAACTCTCCGTCTGCTAATTGAGCTAACATTGTATCTTCGTCTTTATCACCTACTCCAGCCCCGTCTTCTACATAACCCGATGCTCTAACATAATTGTTCGCATCGTTTTCATCATGAGAAACTTTTGATGGAAGGTAATTAATACCACCTTCATTAAATTTTTTAAATTGTGCTAAACCACCAGTTTTTAATCTTGTTGTATTCATTTGCATTCCTGGATTATTAGGGTTTTGTTCTGGCACATAAACTTTTTTATATTCTTTTTCTTCTCCAGTTGTAGGATCTATGTATGAGAAACTTCTTTTTTCTCTAGTGGCTAAATAATTTGTATTATATCCTGGAGTATAAACATCAGTTGGCGCTTGATCAAATGCACCTAAAGCTAAAGGTATCCCACCTGCAGCTAATGCAATTTTTATTGGATCATATTCTCCGCCAGGTTCTTTTCTTATTAAATCTAATAAGCTACCACCTTCAGAAGGTTTTTTATATGCAGGATTACGAACCATACTGCCATCTTTATCTTCTCCTAAAAATTGAGAAACTTGTTGTGGTGCTTGAAACCTAGAAATTCCTGGTATTGAAGATATACCCGGTAAATTTGTAAAACTTGGTATAGTTGAACCAAAGCCCGCAGCTTTTGCAAACCCTCCTACTTGTCCCAAATTATATCCACCATAAGCTCCTAAAGCACCATGAACTAGTGAGCCTAATCCTCCAACACCTGATTCTTTTGCTCCTCTGTATCCTTGGATTCCGCCATAAGCTGCTAATGCGTAGGGTAAAAGGTTTAACATTAATTAATTCTCCTATTTAAGATCTTAAGTTTTCAATATTACCATTTTACTTAGGTATTATCAACTCATCGGCAAAACGTCCTGAATATTGGTGCTCTCCAATATGCATGATTGGATCGTCTATAAAGGCATGACATTTACCACCTATGTCTTTCCATAGTTTACAAAAGCTAAAATCTTCACCTAAGTATGTCTTAGTTTCTGGGTCATGAATACAATCAAAAAAGTTCCATAGATGAGGTCTGTTTACATACTGACCATTAATCACTGTCTTTTGAACTATACCTTTATCTGGATAATGTTTAATCATTTTATCAAATACTTCTCTTTTAATAAGCATACATCCTGTTGGACTATGTGTTACTTCTATAACACCTTCGGTGACAACAATATCGTTAGTATCTTTTACTCTCATTGGATAACTATTAGTCCATTTATGAATATCAGAAGGTTTCTTTACATTACCTTTTTTAATTGCATCAAAAGCTTTGTCCCAATTGAATGTTTTAAGTGGATATGGAATTGAAATAATATCTTTATCTCTGTCTATCATTTTAAAAATAGACTCTGCATTCATTAATATATCTGAATCAACAAACAACATGTGAGTCATTCCAGATTCTATAAACCCTGATACACACAAGTTTCTTCCTTGTGTAACTAAAGATGATTTAAGTAACTGAAACTGTACGTCAACCTTTTTCTCCATACACATTTTCTGTAATTCTAATAGTCCTTGTGCGTAATGAATTGAACAATCACTGTGTACAGGTGTTGCAACAAACAAAGATATTTTACTTTTCCGTTGTCCGGTGTTCTTTATCCATATTGGTTTTATACGTTTTTCGTATTCTGTAAGCTCAACTTGCTCGTTATTTGATGGTGCTACTTTAACATCTTTTAAAGTTTGATAAGTATCTTCGTTTATATAAGTTTTATTTCCTTGCATTTAGAGCTCCACGTAAAAAACTTTCCCACTCTAATCCCTTTTTAGTCCAACTATAAAATCTTTTATAAAACTTTTGTTGTTCTTCAAGATGTTCTTGAATAAACTGTTCATGCAAATATGTTGCAGCAACTTCAATAGCTGCAGCAGTATCTCTAGCCATTCTTTCATTATCAGAGTCGTAATTAACATATACAGGCCACTCAGCGCATGTTTCATATAATGCACCAAAGTTATTCGTTATAACATGAACACCGGCAGCTAAAGCTTCTAATGCTGAAGCACAAAAGGTTTCTTCAAATATACTTGGATAAACATACAAGTCATAATCTGTAATATGTTCTAAAATATATTCATTAGGTTTATATCCAATATAATTTACATTTGGCATTTGTCTTGCTTGATCATATAGAGGTTCAAAATCTTTTTCGTTTTTACTAGAAAAAGCATCTCCATACACTTGAGAAGAACTATAAACATCTAATGTAATGTTAGGATTTTTAACTAATTGCATTGCAGCCAATAACACGTTCAACCCTCTCCAAGGAGTATTCTGGTGTATTATTTTTATTGGATCACCTTTTTTGTAAACTTTTCTTTGTGGAAAATTATTTGTTCCATTTTTAATAACTACACATTTTTCAGTAGGTATACGAAAGAAGTATCTAAATTTTTCATAGTTCCAATGACTATTAAAAACATACCAATCATAATTTTTATGGTTATTAGGATCAGCAAACCAATGATAAAGATTTGATTGATCGTAAGAATTTTTTTGCCAAAGAATATTTAACTTGTTTGGATCTATAGGAACCTTACCTGGAATAGAAGTACATATTTGTACTTTATCTAATAATTCTTTAGGAACATGTTTTTCTAACATTTCATGTTGTAATTCTGTAGCACCTCTAGGTTTCATTATTCTCCTTTAGTTTTTCGTAGGTTTCTTTTCTAGTTATTATAAAAAATGGTTGTACCCATCTTTCTTCAACAGATTGTTTCATTACCGGTGAATGAAAAGTTTGTGGTGAGTAAAATACACATCTATTATATCTTGCTCCTATAATTGCGGTAGGCTCATAATCATGTTCTGCATTATAAAAATTTGTTCCATCATCAATTGAATTTGAATTAAAATAAACCACACCTGCAATATCACAACCAGAGTCTTGATGTTGTTTATGTTGCCCCCAAGATGGAGATTTTTTTAATTCAGAAAGTTTTGTTTTTCTTAAAAAAGTTTTTATGTGCAAAATTTGCATTTGAGTTTTTTTTTCAAAAGTTCTTTTAAAAATATCAAAGGGATTAAGAGGGTTGCCATCTGATGTTAAATCTGATGTTTCATAGCAAGGATAAGCTTTCATTCTGTCTCCAGAATAATAGTTACAATTTGATTGAAAGGATGGTGTAAAATGTTGGTTTAAAAAACTAATAGTCATTAAACCTAATTCATTAGGTTCATAGAAATCTTCTATGCAATTAAAAAGCATTTATTGGTCTTTTGTCTTTGCACCCATTGTAACTTTTGTAACCTTTATTTCAAGGTCTTGTTGAAAATCATCCACAGTAGTATCAGTATTGGGATCAGAAACATCAGCATCAAAATCAGCTTTAGTAGCATAGACCTGTCCTGTTCTCTTGTGTTTGATTATTTCTTTTGCTTCCGCAGGTATTTTTACGAGATCGCTCATTTTTATCTTCCTTGTTTGTTGTATCGTTTATAGTCTCTTTTTTCATTTTTGTTAAGACTTTTTTTATGTCTTCCTGGACGTTTTCTTGGTTGAGGTCTTTGTACAAAATCTTTAAATTTTCTAGCCATTCTCCTGCGATCTATCTATCAGCGCATAACTTATTGCACCTTGAATTGTATTACTTCCTGTAGCTGCTTGAACTGTTATTGCATCACCTGCTTCTAAATTTAAACCTTGAGGTGTAGCATTTACTTGAGACTTTGCAGCTACCTCATCTCTAAAAAATTCGTACTCAGTGCTTGAATCAGAAGAGTCCACTAAATTCATGTTTACTAATATAGCTGATGACGCATCACTGTTAGAACAATACATACTTTTAACTATTACTGTTGCATCACTCGGACATGTAAACACCGTAGTCTTATCTGTACTTGCTTGTTTAAACCCTTGGTTCTTATATCTTATAGTCATGATAAAAAATAATTAAAAGCTTCTTGTTCGTTTTTAAGTTCTTGTTGATAAGAAGTATTTAACTTATCTTGCATCGTTCGTAAAGACTGAGTTACTTGTCTTTGGTTTTCTTCTGTATACTCAGGAGTTGGTTCAGGTATTATTATATCTACTCTAGCCATTAATACCCACTGTGTAAGCCGCCCGAACCGGATGTGTGTCTAGATTGTCTAGCAGCTGGAGCAGAAGTTTTCGTTGGACTAGGATCAGGGCCTCCACCTCTGTAAATATCTTGATTGGTAGGTTGCATGTTTGTAATATATGGACTAGTAGTGGTTATTTTTCCTTGCATGTCATTCATAATATCTTTTTGAATAGCTTTTTGTGCTCTTTTGTTTCTTAATATACCGGCAATTCCTTTTACTGAATCTGGTAGAAACGAACCTATTGTAAAAGCTGCTGTAATAGGATTATTTAAACTCATAAAACTTGAACCTAACGTTGATTTTATTATATTAGCTTTTATCCCGTCCACACCTAATTTTTTAATAGCGTAATCTGCTACTAATTTTTTACCTACATTGGTTGCCATTTTTTTCATGTCAATTGGTGGAGTCTCTTGATTAGTTGGATCCTGTACAAGAGTATCTTGAAACATAATGTCTTGATTTACAGGTGCTGCATTAAAAGCTGCGATACCATTTGCAGGAGCTTGTACATTCATTATATCTTGATCTAAAGAAGAAGCGGATGGTTGATACCCCATAAAATTAGGATTATTTTGTATAGCTCTTTGTTGATCTAATATTCTTTGTGTAATAGGGTCCATTATCCTCTCATTCCATCTGGTTGTACATCAGCTCTAAAAGTACCATACCTCCAACTTTGATCTGTTGATAGATTAGCCACCTTAACACTAGCAAATCTTGATCTGGCACGTGTATCTACTTTATCAGTAGAGGTTGTAATTGTAAATGGCCCTAAAGGTGAGCTCGCTGCTGTGCTAGTTGGATAATTTCTTAAATTAATTGTAATTTGCGCATCACCTACTAGTCTTTTAAAATCAGGTATAAATCTTCTTATACTCATGAAAAATTCTCCATCACCACCAACACTTAAATCAAAATCTCCTGATTGAATAAATGCTGGTATTGCTGTTTTGTTTCCAGTGCTGTCTACCTGGTCCACACCAACTTCATGTGCATAATAAGTAGAAGCACCATTAGTGTTTGTAACCCCTTGAATAATTGGAAATGTTGGAACTGCTGTGCTATCAAACTCTGTTGCGTAAGGATTGTCATATAATGTTGCATCGTGAAATGAAGTTCTTGACAAAGATCCTGTCGTCCAAGCATTTTCTGTGTAATTGTATGTCACTACTCTGTCAACTAGTTCAGATCCACTCTTAGGATAAAACCAATTTATTTCTTCATATAAATGATTAAGTCCTGCATACACTTGTTCTCCTGCACTGTAATTTATTCCAAGATTATTTCCTGTATTGGTAAATACAAAATCTTCAACTAAACATGGAACTGATTTAACTGTTCCATCATATACAAAAAAACCTCCTGCTTGTCCCATCCACCAAACCCTTCCGTTAACATAATGTAAAGCGTGTTGACCAATTAACCCACAGTTACTTCCAACTTGTCTTATAGAAAAAGTAAAAGGTGGTCCAACAAACTGCATAACATATGCAGAAGCATCTGTTAAAATTAAAATATAATCTTTACCTTTTGCAGCTCCTACAATTTTTACTCCTGAGTCCAATCTAAAAGTTCCTGCAGTGTTTACTGAGGTTGGTGTGTATTCAGATAAATTTTCTTGATCAGAAAATCTTATAAACATTTTATCTTGTGTTGCAGTATCTCCAATAGTTGTTTCTGTTCCAAGTAACACTAAATGCCTGTCTCTATCTGATACAATAGACATGACTGATCTAGTGGGTGCTCCACTAACAATTACAGCCCTTGTTGTTAAAGCATTTACATCTGCATTTATAGGATTCCAAGAAAAAGTTTTTCCATTTTTTATTGTAGCTATCATGACTTGACCAAAATTATCTATTGACCATGAAGCAGGATCAATAATTAAGTTACTGGCTGTCGAAGCTGATCCCCAAGTTCCTCGTCCCCATGTTCCTGTTCCCCAACCATAACCTGCTGTTGCGTTTAATGGACCTGGTTTGATGTATGGGTTAACTGTGGCCGCACCGCTTGCTGCTGTAGTTGCTGATGCAGCGCTAGCCATTGTAATTGTAAAGCTGTTAGCTGTTGAAGTTATGACTTCAAATGTATTTGTTGTAAAATCAGATGCCACGTATCCTGCACCACTTGGAGGAGTAACAGAAGTAAATGTAAATAAATCCCCTGCTACTAGACCATGAGTTGTTTTATTAACGGTCACGGTTGCAGATGTATTTGTTGTATCAAAAGTACATGAAGTAATAGCTGTGTCTAACGGAGTGATATCATAAAAGGCACTTTCATAATAAATAAATAAAGCTTTGTTAGTTCCTAAAGCTGCATATCTTCTTCCGTCTAAATCTGCCCACACAAGTTGTTTTCTAACAGCTCCTATTAAAGTATCTGATGTAATTTGTTCCCAACCACCAATTTTTTCAGGAGATCCATATCTAAATCTTACAAAATCTCCATCAGTCCATTGACCTTCTGCTCCGGTCTCTGTTACTTGTTTATTAAATCCTGGTGCTATTTGTATATTTGTTAATGGCATAGTCTATTGTACCACTTTTTGAGCGTAGTTTAAATATTGCTACTGGTTCTTCTCATAATCAATATCTTTACCAGGTCTAGTAACTTTCTTTGCTAATTCGGGATTAAAATTACTATTCCACTCTGCTACTACCCCTACTAAAGTATTTCCAAAGTGTTTTAAAAATAATGAGCTTAAGTGTAATTTACCAGTAAATAATATTGTAAATCTTTCTTTCCAAGTCCAATAAATATCACAGCTCCCATCTTTTTTATATTGTTTAAAATTCATATATATCTATACCTTTCATTTCTTCCCATTCTAAAACTTCATGACAATTAAAAGCAATGGTTAATCTTTCAATATCATTTTCTATTTTTTTCACTTCATGAAATAATAACGGATGAAACAAAACATATCTACCCATTTTCTCTGGTAGAACAAAATTTAATTCTTTAAAAAAGGTTCCTGGTCCGTGATCAGATAAATATATGATACCACAAAACGCACCAATGCTACCTCTATGATTGTGTCCCCTTATTTCATCATCCTTTTTTAACAAGTTAGCCCAAGCATCTTTTAAAACAAAATTTTTAGTGTGAACTAATTTTATTTCATCTTTTATCGAAAAAATAAAATTTTTTATACTATTTTTTTTTGATAAACTTCCCCAATCAGTCATCTTACCTTTTACATTAGTTTTATAATCTAATTTTCCATCAGAATCAGATATTGAATTTAAAGCATCTGATTTTAAATCTTGTATAATTTTTTTATCTTCAATCTCTCCCCATGCAATAAAAGTTTGAAGTGGTATATCTTGTGCTATTAAATTAATGTTCATTTATTTCGATCTCTACTCCTGGAGGATCTGCTAACATTAATCTTTTATCTAATTTTAAATCAGCATAATCACCCTCTTGATCAACATAGTGTAAAAAAACTTGTGATTGCCAATCTCCTGTAAAATCTTCTCTCCAATGTTTTAATTCACATCCTAAATAAATAACCGCATCACCAGGCTCCAAATCAATTGCTTTTCCTTCTATGAATATTGGCCATTTAGGTCCATCGTTATCAATACAAACTGAAACACTAATTTCACAAGAGTGTCTGTCTTTATGTTTTAATAAATTTGATCCATAAGTATATAATCTCCAATAAGAATAAGTGGGGTATAATTTTAAACCTGTGTACTCTTCCATTTTTTTTTGTTTTTCTACAAGTAAAGATTCCATAATTGCATCTCCATAATATCCAGTATCTCCATTATTATTAAAAAGACAAAAAGCTGATGTATTATGTCTATGTCTAATTTGAGTAAATGTAGAAAGTAATAATTGTTCTTCTGAAGTTAAAAAATTTTTTACTACTTTATATTTAAGATCTTTTATAGTGCCCATGCTACCACCGTATACCTTGTCCCTTCAGTAACTGTTTCAACTTTGTGTGGATAAATAAAATTACTTGGCCAAACAACTAACCTACCACCTTTGGGTTGAATTGCATATTCATTAGTTCCATCTGCGCTTCTAAATTTTAATTCACCACCTTTATAATCATCATTTAAAAATAAAATAAAACTCAAAGTTCTTGGTATCTTTGCAAAATGATCTGTGTGATATTTGTAAAAACCACCAATATCATATTTTAAAATACTTATATCATCTATTTTCTCTATTGATAAATCAATAATCTTAGTATCTCTTTGATATACAGCAACCGCATGTTTTAATTTATAAAATATATAATTGTACCAATGAACATTTGTAAGACTATCCTGAGTAGGATGTAAAACATGTGTATAAGTTTTTCTAACGTTAAAATTTACAGTGTTTTTTGATCCTATGGATGCTTCATCCCATTTTGCAATATTAGCATATCTAACTATTTGAGCAATTTTTTCTATTTTAAAAACATCATCATAAATTTTTATAAAATCTTTTACTTCCATAATTTCTTTTTCCAAAATTGATTTTGGTAACTTCTAAATAAAAGTAAAGATTGTTTTAATCTACCCATTAATGTTTCTTGTGAGTTTCTTTTACTAGTTTTCATTGTCCAACTTTCCCTCTTAAAAGGTATTACTTGTACATAAGGTGTCCCTTTTTTTATTAATGTATCTAAATTTGGATATTTAGCTCCGTTGACAACTATTGGAAAATTTATCTCAGAGGGGAAGACATCAGTATCAACAACTCCAGGCATAATAAAAAATCTATCATCACAATTATTTAATGGTGGTACAAATAAACAAGAATATCCAGGTGGTGTTTTAATTACCCATGGATTCATTAATTTATGAAAAGGTAAATTACTATTATCTTTAACATATGGACAACCTTTGAGTTGTTTAGTGGGATGGCACTCAACAGATGCGTTTAAATTTATCCCTGCACTTTTCAATTGTGTATCCCATTGATGAGTACCAAAAGTTTGAAATGCATCAGGTTTACCTTCTTCATTCAAAATATTATGTCTTAAGGCAAAATCTTGTGGCATTTTTAATATATAGCCAATTGTAAGAGAATCTAAAAAAGGCATACAACCTTTAATAGTTGGATCTAAGTAATGATGTTCTAATTTTTTATACCAGTCAGGTATATTGAGTTTTGATGGAATAGGCTTATCATCTTCAAAACCTGGATAAGCTTCATTACAGACAAATTCAATTATTTTATCTTTGTTAAACACAAAGACTTACTATCAATTAGTTAGGTAACTGTAAAGTATGAAGTGCAGTTAGTCCTTGATCTAACATTATTCTTTGTAAACTTTTCATATTTGTAGTTGGAAAAGTTATACCAGAAGTATCCACTGCATCTAAGTCAGTTCTGAATTGTTGCCATTTAGCTATTTGAGCGTGTGATGGACTTTCAGAAATAAATCTATCAACTGCTTCTTTAGTACCTGCAATTTCATCTTCAAGAGCTTCTAAAGAAACGTAACTTTCAGTCCAATTAGGAGCTACTTTATCTACCCAAATGATGGAGTTGGTATCGTATTTATATCCTTTACAATCTTTTGTTTCATTGTATCTTAGATAATCAAATTCTTGATCAGTAATAGTCACAACTACGTAACAATTTTGATCACAGTTTATTTGATTTAATTCTTCATCATTAGCTGCAATTTTATATTTATTACCATAGCCAGGACCTGTACTACCGTCAGTATAAGTTATAGTAAATTCTTCTGCTCCTTTTGAAAATAATGCGTAAGCCATAATATTAAGTTCCTGAGTTTTCGAAAACAAGTAACCCACCAGGTGATCCTGTTCCCGTTCCTTTGTTTAATTCACCAATCATTCCTCTAGCAGGTGGTACTAAAGTTGCACTAACAGCATTTCCTGATGCGCCTGTGTTTCCAGGAGCTGAGTCAATCGCACTGTTACCGCCAGATCCTCCATTTACAGATCCGATAGTATTTATTGAAGTTGCTCCTCCTGCGTTTCCTGCTTGTCTATAACTATTATTACTATTTCCAGGTCCACCAATTGAATATGGTTGTGAGAAAGGTGCAGAGATTGGAGCGTTAAAGAAGCCGTAGCCTCCTTGTCCTCCAGGTCCTCTATTTTGATTCCATGGAGAGTTAGCACCTTGGCCTCCTCCGCCACCCCACATATAAACTGCAAGTCTTCCCGCATTTGAACTTACAGTTCCACTTGCAGGTCCATTATTCATTATTATTGGAATACCCATACCAGCACCACCCGCGCCTGAAGACGCAGCAGTTAGTCTTCCTTGAGCATCAACTGTAATTGATGCAGAAGTGTAAGATCCTGCAGAGACAGAAGTATCTGCAAGTTTGTCAGCAGTTACAGCATCATTATTTATTTGTGTAGTATCAACTTCATTCGCATCAATTGCGCCATTGTCGATAACTGTATTTCCACCTGAAATAATACCCATTAGTATCTCCTTTAAATTTTTTCTAATTTTAATCTAAATTTTTCATTAGATTTATTATTGATTAAGTATATATCTTCAGCGCCCTCCTGTAAAGTCCAGCTACCTTTAGAACCATCTACAATATTACCTTCAGTTTTATGTTCATTATTAAGGTGTAAATCTCCTGTATAAATGTTCTGCCAAACGTTACCGGAAGCTCCTAAATCATATGTGTCATTAGCACCAGGTAGTATATTACCCGTGGCTGTAATTTGTCCAGATGTTATAGTTCCAGTAGTGATGTTGCCCAAATCGGTGCTTGTAACTTCTACAATATTAGTTCCATCACTGTAAACAATTTTAATACCTTTATCTGTTGTTGAAAAAGTAACTCCTGTACCGGAAGCAGTTTTAAATTCCACAGTAAAAGCTCCTGAAGTATTATTATTTACTATATATGATTTTTCTATTCCATTTGGAACAGTAACAATTTGATTTCCTGTAATTGTTCCTGATAATTCTATAATTAAATTTCTTGCATCAGAAGAAGCTATGGATCCGTCAGCTATATACAAAGGTGTAGTTTGCGCACCACCTGCAATAGATTTATTTACATAACCTTGCATTTGGTTTATGATTTGTAAATTTGTATTTGTTTTAGTTCCCCAAGTACCATCGTTGGCACCTGTAACCATTAGTTCTATTCCAAGATCAGTATATGTTGATGACATGTCGCTATTATATCCTCTCTAAGCTGCTAGATCAACCTCAGTCCAAACATTAGACACTCCAGGATCTATTTCAGCCCATGCGGTTACATTTGGATTTCCTGTATTAGATTGTAGTTGTATTCCAGTAACATCAATATCAGCACCTGCAGTTATGATTACTGAACCTACAGAGGTAGTCATTTGAATACCTGTTACGTTATATCCAGTCTCTTGTTCTGCAGTTCCAATAGAACTTGTTAGTTGAATTCCTGTTACAGAAACATCTGCGTTGGCTTCAGGAGTTTCTTCTCCCATAGACATTGTTAGTTGCTGACCAGAAACTGCAACAGTGTGATCTGTAAATGCAGACTCCTCCCCTAAGGTCATAGTCATTGAAGTACCAGTAACTGGAACGTTTGCTATACCTGTAACACCCACATCTCCGATAGAACTATTGATTGTATGTTCAGTAACTACTACTGAAACATTACCATCTGCTGAAACCGAGAAAGTTCCAAGAGTAGATTGAAGTAAAAAGGTTGGAAGTTGTCCTGCTCCTGTCGTAGCTTCAATAAATACACTTGGAATTTTAAATGTGTCAGGACTTAAAGTTGCAAAAGGGGCTTCTCCAAATGCAATTAAAGAATCATTAGTAAATGTTAAATCAGTTATTGTTAATTCTTGTCCAGATATAGGAACTCCAATATCAATTCCTTCCTCTCCAATAGAAGTTGTTAATGAAACACCTGTAACATTAACTAAAACAGAAGACCCAGCAACAGCACCTCCATTAGTAATTGTTGCTTGGATACCTGTTAATTCAATATTGTTATCACCCTCGGTTCCAGAAGATCCTAACGTTCCTGTAAGAGAAATACCCGTAGCATAAGCTATGACGTCATTTGGTTCTGCTGAAAAGGCGGCTTCAGAATATGCCGTTACACCTAGAGCCATAAATTAAGCTCCTTTTTGTTCTTTGTCGAATCCTTCTTGTAATACTTCAGAGACACTTTTTTCTTCTTCTGGAAGTAGTTTACTAAGTAGATCAGAGTAGTGTTTTTGTAAAACTTCGCAATCAGTAAATTCTAAGGTTAATTGATTTTTTTTGACTGCTATATTTTGAAGTTTTGATAAATACACTTTACCTTGATCAGATAATTTTTCACTGTCGTAATGTTTGTTTGTAAAATTGAATATCATTAAATCTCTTCTAATTTAAATCTGTATTTTTTACCAGACTTGTTATTTAAAATAAATAAATGTTCAGCACCTTCTTGGATTGTCCAGTTACCTTTAGTACCATCAACAGCATTACCTTCTTCTTTTGATTCATTAGTTAAATGTAAGTCTCCAGTGTACACGTTTCTCCAAACATTACCTGATGCGCCAAGATCAAAAGTGTCGTTTGTATTAGGTAAAACGTGGTCAGTTGTAGTATTTCCCGTAGTAGTTAAAGCTCCTGTTACGGCTAATGTTGAGCCATCAAACGTTAAATTAGCTTCTGCGTTCATAGCGTCTGTGCCAGTTGCAGTTATGATTCTATTGTCTGATCCATTAGTCATGAAATCAGATACATCTACAGAAATTGCATCAGCTGCAACATCAATACCTGTGCCTGCACCAACATTTAATGTAACATCTCCAGAAGCACCTCCTCCAGTTAAACCATTACCTGCTGTAACCGCTGTTATGTCTGCTGAGATAGTTGCAAAAGTAACAGCACCTGATCCGTCTGTTTGTAAAACTTGGTTTGCTGAACCATCTGCTGTTGGAAGTGTGAAAGCTGAAAGAATAAAGTTAGATCCATCACCTTGAATAATTTTACCTGCTGTTGTTGCTAGTCCAGCAACATCTTGAAGTTGGGCATCTAATCTTGCGTTTGCAACGGTTCCACTAGCTAAATTTGATGCGTTTAAATTTGTTAATGCGCTTCCGTTAAGTGCGGGTAGGGTTGCAGGAAACCTTGCATCAGGAACAGTTCCTGAACTTAAATTACTTGCATTTAAAGCAGATCCATCAATAAATCCACTGTCGTTATTAAAACCTGAAATAGCAATATTGCCTTTTGTTAATTTTTTTTGAGCGTTTGCTGAATCTACAACAGCAAAGAAATCTCCATCAGCGTCTGATGTAGATGTGGTTAATTCTGAAAGGTCAACATCAATAGCATCTGCAGTGACGTCAATAAGAGCACCTGCTCCAACGTTTAAAGTAACATCGCCTGTAGTTCCGCCACCTGTTAAACCAGAACCTGCTACAACTGAAGTAATGTCTCCTACTTCTGGAGTTGTCCAAGAAAGTTGTGCTTGTGCATTACCGTCAGTAGTTAGAACCTGCCCTGCAGTCCCATCGTTAACAGGTAATATCCATTCCCAAGTTGCATTTGCTGAGTGAGCAGGAGATGTTATTTTAACTCCGTGAGAGTTCTGAGAACAGTTTAAAATTAATTGTCCATCGGCACTCGCTCCATCACCTTTAATAGTTAAAGGTCTTGATGCATTAATAACTTTATCACTTATAGGATCTGGAAGTCTTGCATTATCAACAGTACCGCTTGCTAAATTAGTTGCATTTAAATTTGTTAAATTAGATCCATTGTTTGCTTTAATGTTTCCACTTGAGTCTAGGATAACAGCTTTGGAAGCAGGTAAGGTACAGAACACATCTTTTGTTCCTGCACTAAAGTTAACTGCAGAATCACTATTTGATGAAGATATAATAGTATCTCTCGATAATGTATCTTGAGCTGCATCGGTTACTGTTCCAAGACCAACTTCGAACTCACCGTTTTCGTTAACGATAGCGTAATAAGTGGTATTAGTATTACCAATACCTGTCGCGAACGATTCAAAACCGGATACCGCTCCTGCTAAATCAAATGTACCTGTACCTGTTGTGGTAGAGGTTTCTTTTACTCTATCGTTTACTACCAAAGCCATTTTAACTCCTATTTATTATGCAATTCTTAAAATTGCAGCAGATGTTGTGAATGCAGGAAACTGGATTGTAAATGTTCCAGAAGTTGCAGTCTTGTCTCCGCCAAAATCTAATACAGCAACTGCTTCAGTAGTATTTGAACCACCGTCCGTAGTTGTATTGTAAATCAAAGCACCTCTAGCTGTTAGTGTTACACCTGTAAAAGATAGGTCAGCAAAATCAGTAATTGCTACACCAGATGAAACTTTTACACCTTGGTTTACTAAAGCTTTTCCACCAGCAGCATAACCTGATGGTGATGTTACTTCGTATGTAGCTGCATAGTTAGTTGTTGATGCACCTAATGTTGCAGAGTTTGTATACATAGCTAATTTGAATGTATCTCCACCTGCACTATCAAAGTCGTGCTCACCGGCTATCAATTGCTTCTTAAATGAATTGCAAATTGCGTTAGTTGTTATTGCCATAATTGTTCTCCTTTAAAATTACGTATTTGGTGATGGTGAAGGTATCTTAATTCTAGGCACCCCATCATCATATTCCGCACGTCTTCTTCTCCCCATTTGTTGAAGAGCAAAATTCTGTACTTCTTCATTATACTTACTTTCATACAGCTTGTACATATCCTGCGGTCCTTTTAAATATCTAAAAGCCTCAGCTAGCACACCATGTAACAACATTGATTCCTGATAAGTAGACAAGAAAGTATTGTTGGAAGATGTAAACTGTGGTGGATCTGTAATATAATTTATTTGTACGGTATATGCAGAATCAGGTATTGGAGCTACCAAAAAATTAAAATCATCCCAATTAGCCCAGAATTTAGGAAGACCAGTAGCAGCGTTGTTATTATATTCAGATATAAAACTAGTATCTCTTTTTTCTAAAAATGTTCTTGTTGTGCCATTTATTACTTGAACGGATCTAATAATTGTTAAATCTGCAGGTAATGATACGTATCTGTTTCCTGAAGTAAATGTTGAAGTTGCATATTTTCTTAAATCATCATAATCAACTTTACCAGCAACATCTAATTCTACTGATCTAATAAATTCTTGAATAATACTGTCTGATAAAACATTATTATCTACTTCAGTATAGTTTCTTACTTGTGTTAAAAAATTTGTGTATGTAACTGACATTATGTTATATATACCTCCGCATGACCAACTAGTGCATCTAGTTGTCTTCTTCTGTTTTGTTCTGAGGGATCTTCAGGTATCATACTATGTAAAATAGAACTAACACCATTTCTAACTATTGTAAAATCCTGTGTCTTAAATGCAAAATCACCGGGGAGAGTTAAATTAGCAACTCCAACCATTGATCCACCAGAGTTGGTAATTGTAACATCGCTTGTATTATTATTTATAAAAGGTTGCTCGGGTTGTTGAAACCTTTGGGGTCTTGTATTTTGCAAAGCAATTGCATCAGCAGTAAAATGTCTTCTTCTTATTTGAGGGTGCTTAGGTTCAAACTCAGAATAATGAACTAAAGAACCATTCCATTCTTTCACCATTTCATTGTATGGAAAAGCCATACCAGATCTATCTGATATTGATTGTGATCTTTTACCTGTTGCCCATTTTGGCATAATTATACTCCGTTAGGATAAAAAGATTGTGGAGTGATGTATGTAGATGTTCTTTGACCATCT